ATGAAACAACCGCCCCTGATCACTCCCCGCGAGGTCGATGTACCCCGCGCCCAGCGCCATACGCTCCCGAACGGAGCCTCCCTCTACGCCATTCCGTCCGACGATTTCGAAGTCCTGCGCTTCACGTTCGTCTTCCGCGCCGGATCGTCGATGCAGCACGCGCCTTTCGCAGCCTCCGCAACGGCCAATATGTTGAGCGAAGGCAGCCGCGACATGACGGCCCGGCAAATCGCCGAACAGCTCGATTTCTACGGCTCCTACTTCGAAGTCAATGTCGATCGGGACTACGTATATATCAGCTTCAGTTCGTTATCGAAATTTTTCGCTCCGACCCTCGAAGTCGCGGAACAAATCCTCCTGCAACCGCTTTTCCCGGAGGACGAATTGCGTGCCTATTGCGAAAAACGCAAGCAGGCCCTCACGATCGAACGGCGCAAGGTCGATACCGTCGTGCGTGAAATCTTCGCCGAAGCTCTCTTCGGCGACAAACATCCCTACGGCATCTCCTATCCCGAGAAAAATTACGACACGCTCACGCGTGCAGACCTGGAATCACTCTACCGCCGACTCTATACGGCCGAAAACTGTCTGGTCGTATGCAGCGGCCGCATCGGGGAGGAGGAGTTGCAAGGCATCGGCGCCCTGGCCGAAAAACTCCCCCGTGCCGACCGCAGCGCCACAGCCGAATTTCCGGCTCCCCGCAGCGAAGCCTATCGTTTCGTCGAAAGGCCCGACGCCGTGCAATCCTCGCTGCGCGTAGGGCGTCTGCTCTTCACCCGCACACATCCCGATTTCGTCGGGATGCAGGTCGTCGCTACGGTACTGGGCGGCTATTTCGGCTCGCGGCTGATGCAAAACCTGCGCGGCGAGCACGGTTACACGTACGGCGTGGGTGCCGCCATGGTCAATTTCGAGCGGGAGGGTTACCTGGGAATCGCTGCCCAGGTCGGAGCCGAGGTGACGGCCCCGGCACTTCGGGAAATTTACAACGAAATCGAACGGCTGCGCCGGGAGCCGATGCCCGAAGAGGAACTTTCGCTGGTGAAGAACATCATGACGGGCGAGGTGATGCGCATCCTCGACGGACCGTTCGGCATCGCCGACGTGACGATCGAAAACCTCCTCTGCGGCACGAACAACGGTGTCATCGAAGAGAACATCCGCCGGATACAGGCAATCACCCCGGCCGAGGTACAACGGCTGGCCGTCAAATACCTCCGCCGCGAAGATCTTATCACGGCCGTCGTGGGAGCGGTCAATCCAAAGCATGAGATTTAACGGGAAACGACTTCCTTCCATAAAACGCATACGGAATTATCCACTTTGATCTTGTATAACTATGTAACATAAAGATACGAAAATTATGGAAAGTAGGGCTTTCTCCCTACTTTTTTCTATAAATCATACAATGTTTCTTCTAATGTTTTTTCTTGTCTCTTTAATTCCTCCAAGTCTCTTTTCCTTTGCTTTATAATCTCCTTTCTCTTACGCTGTTCTTGTATTGGGATGTATTCAATTAGATAATTTTTGAATTTATCTTGGCTAATCGAAAGTTTTGAAGTCCCGTCTTTTAAGCGGCTTGTTATCTGCTTTCTTATTGACATAAAATAGAAAGAATAGTATTCCAAATCTAACGGGAATTGTATGTGATTCCTTTCTTGGAGTATTAGGCATAACGTACTTGCCATAAATTTGCCATTTACGTAATGGCATCTTCCGAGTGAACCTTCCGAATTATTTGCGTATATTATAGCCTCTCCTTCCATTTGGTACATATTATGTTTCTTCCATTTTTCAGAAGCCGTAATAAAGTCATATTCTCCATCTTCCTCGCCATCCTCTGATTGTAATTCACCTGTTTGTATAGTAAATAGCGTTGAAATAGGATAATAATTCATTTGCCCTTTATGCTCAACAAATCCATAAGGTACTAAAGTATCACCATTATATATAAGCCTTTTTTCGCAAACGTCATATATTTCTTTTGATGAGTTAATTACATCATATATTGCATCTTCTATTGCATTCCATCTTTTGTATTTATCCACCCGACCTTTATGTTGTACACTAACAAGGCCATCGTCTACCAAATCATAAAAAAGCACTCGGTCATCTTTGCGATGACCGCCACTATCTTTAGTGAACCCAAATATAGAGGTATATACTGTTCTACCTTGTTCTCTGAATGTAGACAGGGGTAGTTTTATCACAAAATCTAAACGTGCCATCTTTAATACATCCTCAGTTCCACTCCCCACGTTTTTATTCAATGTTATACTCGGCATAACGATTATTAGTTTCCCATTTGGCTCCAACAACTCTAATGCTTTATATACAAACTGTATAGGTAAATTTTTCTCATACGGTGGATTTATAATACATTTTCTCGGCTTGTATGTTCGCTTAAATTCACTATATATTTTAGAACCAACTTCAATCAAGCTATTGCCAAATATCATATTACTTCGCCCATCCCCGTGCAAAAACATATTCGAACAAGCAAGGGCAAATAATGTCCTGTCTATCTCAAAACCATATAATTGATGCCTGTGTATGCGTTCTATTAGCTCATCGTTCCCCTTAGCAAGTTTAGACATAACCTCCATTGCCTCCATCAAAAAGCCTCCTGTACCTGTGCAAGTATCAAGGACAATATCATCTACGCTTAATCTTGCAAGCCTTACCATCAGATGTTTTATATGGTCTGGAGTTAGGATTATGTTCTTATTGTCAATCTTACCTGCTCTTGAAAGGAAAATCTTATACGCTTTTCCTAATATGTCTTGTTTTTCGTCAAACTCAAAAGGGGTAAATATGTTTTTTTCAATTTTTGATATGAGCTCTTTATATGGTTTCAATTCGTAATCTATGTCTAAAATAAAAGCAAATTGGCCCTTCCAATTTATCTCCTTTGAATAGCTATTGATTCTATTGTTTATTTGATTGACGATTGCTTCTATTATAGCCTTGTTTAAGTTGTGAGATTCAATAAGTTTGTATTTTGAAGTATCCTGCTGCTCTTTTGTGGGTGCTTGTATATTCTTGTATGTTATTCTAAAGTTAGTATCTTTAAGTGCTATCATGAGACCGGCAAAGAACAAACTACGTTCTGTGTCCTTTATCTTCATCGGCTCATGAAACGTATTATTCAATTCTGATAAAATAGTGTGTATATAATCCGCAAATCCAAATGTTCGACGGATTTTAAACGAAACGACTTCCTCAAAAAAAACGAAGCGTACCCATTGGGTGCGCTTCGTTCACTTAAATTCGCTTATCGAAAGTTGCGTATTTCTCTATTTGTGGAACTCGCCGTTTGATACCTTTTTGTAGATCGTTTAAACAGCGTTTTAATGTCCTTTGCATAGCCGGAATGATCTCCTGTTCATAAAACTCCCGCGGTCGAAGGTTGTAGTCGATCTTAACGATCTCTTGTTCGCAGATGTCCCCCGTATCAAGGCCACTATCCGCCCAAAACCATGTCGCAGCCGTAATAGGTTCTTGACGTCTATACGCCCAGCGTATCGAGGATGCACCTCTGCCATACGGAAGCGGTGACGGATGGAATATCAGCGTTCCCAGGTTGGGTTCTGCCAGTTCTTCGTTGCTCACCCTTTCAATCAATAACGGAGCGATAGCGACATCCACAAAAAAATAGGTTTCATTCCAAACTGCCAGCCCCAGCGACTTAACCACTCGTTCGGCCTCTTTATAGGCCGTTGTATCGGAGTTTCCTAATATCTTAACAACCATTATTAATATATTTAAACGCTTGTACGGCTCGGAAATGACCGCCATAGCCAGACGTTGGTCGGCCTGGTTGTCCTTTCCTTGCCGCCGATTTAATCAATGAGCTTATGGACTTCGTTTTATTCGCCCCATACAGGCTTGCCGCCGTCTGTACCCATTTCCGGGAATGACGGAGTGCCCCGCATAGCTGCGGGTGCGACGTATGGAAGAATACGGGCAGCATTTTGCCGCATCGGCCATGTCCTTGACGATGATATTCGCAAACGGCGGCGAGGAACTTTGTGCCAACTCCAATTCCTTGCCATTCGGGCATCACGACCAACCGCGTCGCCCTATAAGCTCCTGCGGTGAATAACGGTGAGACTGCTACATGACAGACAGGCTCACCGTTGATGAATCCGACGAAATACTCGGCAGCCACAGGGGCAGGCAGGTCTAAATAATAATGCTGCTTAAACAATCGGGGGAACACAGTTCCCCGGACTTTATAAATTTGAAGTTTGAGCTGGGGGCGGCGTTGAAGGCAGTCCCGATTGTAAAACCGGGCCTCCTGCATATCATATACCCAATCCGGCTGCAGCCATTCGATAATATCGTAGTGGCAGGAAAGCAGGACAACCTGCCCATCACCTTTTCGCCATGTCTTTGCGAAAGCGGCCGCTCCGACCTTGGCGATTTGTCGGTCGATTACCGAAGTGAACTCGTCGACGACTGCCCGTTTGGGCCGTTCACATACCAGGCGGGCCAGGCCAGCGCGGAACTTCTCACCGTTACTCAAGACGGGAAATGGCCGGAGCCATGCCGGGACATCACCCAGGCCGACGGCTGACAATGCACCCGTTACGGCATTGAAATCTCCGTCTGGGGCGATGCAATCGACGATAGGCTTCGTGGCATCCCACCCAGCGTACAAGTCATAGATGGGCTCACCGAAAATGCGGCTGCCTATACTTGTCTTGCCGCTTCCGGAAAGGCCGACAATAAGACCGATTTTCCAGTCCAGCCCCTCGACGGGAAGCTCGGCCGAGCGTTCCCAATCACAGCCGTTCTCAGCATTGAAAAGGCTTTTTACTCGTGCGGCTCGGTAACTGTTGAAGTCGCTGCAATGGTGTTTTACTTTTACAATCATACAGTAACAATTTTAAGAGTCAAACCTTGAGCGAGGAGCCGTTCGTAAATCTCCCGCTGCTCTTTTTCATCCTTGCAGATGACGATTACGCCATACTGCTCTTTGTAATTAAATGCCATTCAAATATTGTTTTGAGGTGAATAATATTTATCTTTGTCGCATCTCACCCACATACTGCATATAAATGCGCCGAAGACGCGACAGAAGGCTCCAGCCCTCGGTCGTGCGTCTTCGGCGCGCGCTTGCGTAAGTATGTGGGTGAGATCTCTACTTACGGCCGGGGGCTTTTTCATGCCCCCATGTTATGGATCAGTTTTTCATCATCGGCGGTCGTTTTTCAGGTGGGATGTATGGATATTTGCGGTTAGGGATGTAGGTGATCCACGCGAACAGATGCCGCCACCATCGACGGGTATAGAGGGGATCGTGCTGGTTGTAGATCGCCTCGGTTTCAAAACAACTGTTCCCGTAGGCGCGGTTGTAGGGCGGCAGGAGAACTTCTATTGCGACCGAAAGGCCGTAAATCAATAAGGGCGCCGGAACGGCCGCCAGCATCCACCATGCGGAAACCCCGAACAGGAGGTGTGCCGCCACCGTACCCAGCAGACAAACGGCGACGATCTCCAGTTGCTGCCGCATGTGGATTTTCTCGTGATTGAGTAGTCGGGCCGTCAATGCGACGCCCTCTTTCACGAACAGCCAGACCAGCACGGTCAATGCCGTGAAGCGGCCGAACGGAATAAAACGATTATATACGATTTTCATCATATTACGGAAACTCTATAACAGGAATATTTATCGATATGGCCGTTCAACATCATAAAGCTCAAAGTAATCAGTTTCGAGCCTTTGGGGATGGCGATGCTCGAATTGGCGGCATCGCCTGCCAGCAAAAGAGAAATGGTCAGGTTATTCTCCAGTCCCGCTATGCATCTCAATACCAATTCGATAATTTGAAGCGGAGCGGATCCTGCCGGAATCGTACTGTCGATCGCAAACGAGGTTTGGGTTCGTCCTATCTCTCGTATATACGAAACATATCCTCGGCCTTCGAGGTAGCTTACATTGGAACTTAATTTCAATGTACTGCCGAGGGTCATTGTTGAAGATGAAATTAGACCTTGCGTTGGAATGACATCCAATTTCTTTTTGTCGGCTGCCGACATCAGGCCGTTTGCCGACCGGGTGGCTACGGCCGTCGATGCTTTGCCGTTCCAGGTCGTTTTCTCCGCGTCGCTTACGAAGCGGTGGTTCGCGTCTTGTGTGATGTTCGAGGCCGAAACAGGCCCCTCAAAATTCCCCCCCCCGGCATATGAGAGGGCGTTCCAGGCAGTGGCGCCATCTCCGATTTTGTGTTTGCGCGTGTCGGATTCATAGACGACCTCTCCTTTCAGCAGGACGGGATTTTTGGCCGTGAGAGTCGCTGCGGTATGTACCGGATGCTGGATCCGGCTCTGTATGGTTTTGTTCATATCGATCAGGTTTCAAAAAAGGTGACGAGTCCGTATATCCGCATCCCCAAAATGAGTGCGCTGTATCATATTTCCCCCCGTAGGAGTTCATACTTTCTGCGTCCCCGTCACCAGAATATTCAGATATGCAAGACTGACGGTGTCAAACCGCAGTTGCTTGCAGCAACTTTGAAATAACTGCGCGGTCCTTCGATGCGTCTTTGGGCATCGCCGACGAAAAGGACTACGCCGGAGTAGAATGATACGTACATTTTTAGTTTTCCGAACTCGTCCTGCCCGGCCCCTCGCCCGCAGATGTTGATTCCTCTGTGCAGATCGAACTTGACCTTCCCGCAATAAGACGTATCGCTGATCCGTGTCACCCACCTGCCGAACAGGGCCTCGACGGAGATCACCGGAAGCCAGCCGCTCTTGTCCGCTTTGTCGGACTCGAACGGGATCGGATCGATGCGTGTCGATGTCCACGACAACTCGTCGCGTGAAAATCTGTCCTGCACGAGTTTGAACCCGCTGCTGGTCGGGCGCAGCTTCGCAGCGCTCGACTTTCGGACTCGTGCATTCTTGTAGTGGAGTATTCCGACGCTGCAGCGTTTAAGAATCGGATCCGCAGGGTCGGTCGCGGGTTTGACGTAAAGCATTCCCCCTTGCACCTTCCACCGCAATGCGGGTACTTTTTCGACATCGGAGGCATAGGCCAGTGTGTTCCAGGCCGTCGTGCCGTCGCCGAGTTTGTGGCGTCCGGTATCGGATTCATAGACGATTTCGCCCTTGAGCAGGACGGGATTCTTGGCGGCAAGTGTCTCCGCCGTATAGACCGGAAGCTGTGTCCGGGTTTGGATTGTCATTTTTGCTGCCATAGCGTCAATTCATTCCGGGGATTGAACATTGGATGACCAGCTCGCCGCCCGTCAGGTCGTCGAGCTTCTTCTTGTCTGCGGCCGACATCAGCCCGTTGGCCGATTGGGTGGCGACGGCCGTCGATGCCTTACCGTTCCAGGTCGTTTTCTCCGTGTCGGTCACGAAGCGGTGCGTCGAATCCTGTACGATTACCGAAGCGGGATGCGTGGCCGGATGCTGGTAGTTGTTCGCCCCGGCAGCCACGCCGTCGAGTTTCTTCTTGTCGGCCGCCGACATCAGACCGTTGGCCGATTGGGTGACGACGGCCGTCGATGCCTTACCGTTCCAGGTCGTTTTCTCCGTATCGGTCACGAAACGGTGCGAGGCATCCTGTTCGATCATCGTCGCCGGATGTGTGGCCGGGTGCTGGTAGTTGTTCGCTCCGGCGGCCACACCCGCGAGTTTCGCCTTCTCCTCCGAGGTGTAGTCTTCGGTAGAAAGGCCCTTGCCCGCAACCTTATCGACCTTCTGGCCGATCTGCGTGGCGACGGTCGTAGCGAAATTCGGATCGTTGCCCAGGGCGGCCGACAGCTCCTTGAGCGTATCGAGTGCCGCAGGGCTGCCGTCCACCAGTTCGGCGATGGCCTTATCCACGTATGCCTTTGCCGATTCGAGCGTCGTGCGGTCCCCGCTCTCACGGGCGGATTTCTCCGAAGCCACGGCCGCATCGGCGTGGCTGTTGGCCGACTGAAGCGTCGCGGCATCGCCCTGCCCGCGCTTCTGGGCCTCGTCCGCCACGGAGGTGTCGGTGTAGGTCTTGGCCGAAGAAAGGGTCGTGGCATCGCCTTGTGTCCGCTCCTCGGCTTCCGCTGCGACAGATGTGTCGGTATAGGTTTTCGCGGCTTGGAGGGTCGTCGCATCGCCCTGTTCGCGCTTACCGGCTTCGGCAGCAACGGAGGTGTCGGTATAGGATTTGGCCGAGGAGAGTGTCGCGGCATCGCCCGCGGCCAGTTCCCTGCGGATCGCGGCCTCTTCACCTTTGGCACGTTCGATCTCGTCGTCGAGTCTGCCGTCGAGCGCCTCGATGTCATTTTGGACCTCATTGAACGCCTTCTCGGAGGAGGCTACATGGACGGAGAGGTCGTCGGTTACTTTCTGCACTTTCTTCTCCAGCTCCCGCCCTTCGGCCGTATTGTATTTCCCGTTGAGCTGGTCGGTAAGCCCCTCGACCCCGCTCATCGGGATTTTGTCCTCGGTCTTATGGAAGAAGCTGTCGAAGAGGTCCGAGAACTGCTCGGCCGTTGGGTACATTCCCCGGCCGAACCATTTGCGCAGCTGCGCACGTACTCTGATTGCCATTCTGTAATCGCGTGATAAGAATTTTACTTCGTCCGCATGACATAGGCCAGCGTGTAATAGGGCGGTCGGTTCTCGTGCGAGCTGCCGCCGCCCGTGCGGTCCGTCGTTCCGAAGGGCGTCGTGCGGTCATGCCACGACACGGCCTCGGGATAGGAGTTGTTGCCGCCGCTGCGCCAGCTGCCGTTACCTCCGGTCCAAAGATTCTCCCCGTGTGCGTGCGAGGGCATCTCATCGACGGTGAGCGTGTGTTTCTTCTCGCCGCCCACCTTGCCGTAGCTGCCGTAGTCGGCATCGCTGACGTTGTAGCCCACCACGAAGCGGCCGCGCAGGTCGGGCAGGCGGAAATAACCGCTCGTGGTCGAGAGCTTCCGGCCGTTGCAGTCGTAGGCATTGTTGTAGGTGCTGCCGATGGCCTTGTAGAGTTCGGGGTACTCCGACTGCTTGAGCTGCTGCCCTTCGCAAAGGGCGTAGCCGTCGGGGATGCGGGATCCTGCCCAGATTTCGACCATGCCCAGCGGCGTGCGCTGAATCTTGGCCAGGGCGGTCTGCAACGCCACGATCTGCGCTTCGAGTTCGGGCAGCGACTGCGCCTCGTGGAAGTCCTCCCATTTGTAGTTCTCCTCGCCGACGCCCGGAGCCAGCGACCGCTCGACGTAGGCTTGCGGATATTCGTACCCCTGGGCCTGTACCGGGATCGCGGCTTGTTTGAGGTACATACCGCCCGAAATGGAGCCGCCCTCCCAGTAGAGCACCTCCCCCTCGGGGTGTTCCTTCGTGCGCAGGAACACGTAGCCCTCGTTCCGCTGCGTGCCGCCGCCCGTGAGTGCGCATCCCAGCAGGATCGCCTTGTCGCCCGCCAGGTTGCCGATGATCGACACCACGTGCGCGTTGGTCTGCATATAGTCGAGCATCTCGCAGTCGGCCGGAAAGTCTTTGTTCGATTGCAGGAGGAACCTGCCCTGTATCTGTTTCATCGTCAAATGTAGTTTATGGAGAATCGTTTCGAAGCCAGCTTGTACGCATCCACCACGGCCCGGACCTGCGTGATGTCCAGCTTGTCATAGAGCGCCAGCGGGATATTCACCCAGAAGTCGTAGCCGCTCACCCCGCCGTAGCCGCGGCGGTTGAGAATCAGGATCCGGCCCGATCCGCGGCGCGGGACCAGCACCTCGGCGTCCTCCTCGCGTTTGTGCAGGGTGATGAAGCCCACGTTTTCGACCGTTTCGGTGATTGTGATCCTCCGGTCGATGGGATCGAACTTGTCGTTCAGCAGCGCCCGCAGGTAGCACACCTGGCCGTTGTGTTCGAGGCGGTAGTCGCTCTCGCGCTTCCAGAGGATGAACCGCGTGTGCAGGTATTGCAGGGGCGACACGGCGGCGTAGGCCATCGCGGCGAAGAGCGGCCGCCGCCAGAAGGTCGGCAGCAGCAGGAGCGCCAGGCGCTTGAAGTTCACGTCGTACTTATCCATTGTATGCCTTCATATTGAGTACGACGTCGCCCATCTCGAAATAGCCCGCGGCCGGGATGCACCGCGCGTCGATCGTAACCAGCACCTCCTCGCCTGCCGCGACGGTCGTCGCCCCGCGGAACTCCACGATCCGCACGCCGTCGAGCGTCTGGAGCGCATCGACGAGCGCCATGTTGGTATATTCGCCATTGAAGGGCAGGTTCTCGATGTAGTTGCGGACAGCCTCCCGACAGGCGCTCTCGACCGTTTCGGCCACGAGCATCGGGTCGTAGTACACGTCCGCCTCGCAGTTGAAGCGGTCGGGGTCGATGTTCACCAGCGCCGTGCGCACGCCCGCGTCCTTGATCTCGGCGATGTAGGCCGCAAGCTGCGCCTCGGTCTCGGCGTCGAGCCTGCACCGCTTGCCGTCCTTCTCGCCCGCGACCTTGATCGTCAGGAGCGAAGCGTCCCGGTTCTCGACCGCCACGGCGTGCTTGACCACCCGTGCCGCCGCGATGGCGTCCTCGGTCATCCCCTCAGTGTCGTAGCGGTCCGTGTCCGCGATCAGCGTCTTGCCCTTCATGAACGCAAGCACCTTGTCGCGGTACCACCGCGGACGGTGCGGGATGATCTCCTCGATGCGTGTGTCCACCTCGCCCTTGTACGTGTCGAAGAGCTTCTCCAGCGTCCACGCCGCAACGGCGAAAATGTAGAACAGAATCCCGATGACGGATACCTTGCTGAAATGCGACGTGAAGCTGTCGCCCGGCGTAAATCCGAACAACTCCGCAACGGATTCGTTACGCATGAAATCCGCGCAGATCGTTTCCTTGATTTCCTCGATCGTTCTCATCGTACCACAAAGTCTATTTCAATCCCCATAAACCCGATACCGCCGTAAGGAACCATTTCCGTCTCCTCGGCCGAAGGTGCGGTAGCTGGTTTTATTCTATCGGCCGCCAGTTCCTGCACGACAGACTCCTCTCTGGTTGTCGTCATGACGATATCGAGTTTCTGCCCCGTGTTCAGTTCGTCGGTCAGCGCAAGACCGTTACGTTCGGCAATTTCGAACGCGGCCTCGACAGTCCCGCATTCCTGAACTGCGATATCCAGCAGAGTCTGGTTATTTCGTGTCGTAGTCTGCATCGACGGTCAGTTTATTGTTCGTTATATCGACTTCTACATCGTTCACCCGCATACCGTCAGCCTTCAGTTGAGCCGTAATCTCGCGTGCCCATCCAGTCGTTTCGTGGTCATTGGCGATGTTCGTGATCCCGACCCCGAGGGTCGGATATTCTTTCAATTCTCCCTTCATTGCCTGAAGAATCGCAGCTTGGTTCTGAATCGTCACCTCTCCGACCTGCAGGCCCTGCACATAGACGTTTTGGTCGTTACGCCGAGGATCGATTTGCAGATCTCCTGTCTCGGGATCGATCAGTATGCCGATATTCTTAGCCATTATCAGTGTGTTGCTTTTTTATCCTCCAAATCTTCGAGAGAGATGGTTGCGGCCGCCATTTGTTCGGAGAAAATCCCTGCTCCCGTTCCTCCGTTGGCCGCAGCTCCAATGCCTACTCCTGTCAGTCCGGCAGCGACGGCCGTCCGCATCGTTTCGCAGTAGCGCTGAACGCTTTCCAGCGAACGGCGCAACGCAGCGGCCAATACCAGGCCGCCCTGCTTCCCGCCGTTGATTTCCACACCGTCAGCCGTAACCTTCAACTGCATCCGACCGACCGTAGCCGAAACATTGCTCCCGTTCATTGTGACGGTCGTATCGCCGTGACGGTAGGTCAGCGCTTCGATCTCTGAATAACCGATCACGGAGCATTCGCGCAGCTCGCCGCACGAAAGGTCGGCTACCAGAACAATACTTCCCGTTGCAGGTTTCAACAGCAGGCCGCCGTCCGCTCCGCCTTCGATGGCTGCCAGACGGATGCCCGGAATCTCCAGTTCGTTATACCGCGCCCGACAGGTGTCACCCTCGACGGAGACGACCTCCATCGGGCGAAACAGGAATACGGACTGTTCCGTGCCCGTAATCTGCTGCAAAAGCTGTTTTATCTTCGAGGCGTTATCCATTGTTTTCTATGCGTTTTCCGATGGTGACGACCCGGCTCGCACCTTTGTCGCAAAAAGTCGTTTCGACGCCCAACACGTAATAGCTTCCGTTCTTGTATTCGTACTCCGTGTCGCGGATCTCGGCCAGCCATGTCGGCTCGACATAGGGTTCGAGCCATCCGGTGAACGAGCCCTCGTAGCCGGTATAGGCCCGCACCTTCAGCTCTTCGTCGGCCCGTTGTTCGAGCGATTTCCGATCCGAAACACCCGGCAATTTGAGTGTAAACTTGTCGCCGCCCGTCGTACCGCGTTCGATACGGATCGTCTTGCCTTTGGCATCGGTTCCCTCGACGACAGCCAGAAACTTCCGCTTCGAGGCGTCCCGGTACTTGAGGTCGGACTTCTCGATGTTCACGGCGAAGTCGTAAATGACCTTCTCTCCGATCTGGGCGTATTGCGGATGGACGTGCAGGGTTTTTCCGCGCAGGTAGATGTTGGCCTTCGTTTCGCTCTGCACCTTGCGCAGCACGTCGTACCCCGTCGCTGCATGGATAGTGAAGTTATCATACGTGAAATCGTAATCGCATGCCACTTCATATTTTCCGACCTCTTCGGCGACCGAGGTCAATAACGTTTTCACCGTTACGCTTTTCAGGACACGGTCCTTGAGGTCTTTGCGGAATTTGTAGAGTTCATCTTCGCAATGAATACGCACGGAGTCGTTATCAGTAGCGATTTCGGAGACATACCCGGAAAATTCATCGCGCAATATCCGATCATATCCCAGGCGGATCCGAACAGCATCTCCTTCGGCGATTTTCTGTTCGACCTTCAATGCCCGGTTGAAAAGCGTCCCCGGCAGCGTAATATCGGCCGTATCAGCCAGGTTTTCGACGCTGCATTTGATCGCAACCTTTTCGAGCGCCGCCAGCCGATACTTCCCGATCGTTATGTCAAAGTTCATCGAATACATTTCGAACGCCGTTAAACCGGAATAAAAAGCGAAACCGGATTGTCGCTGTATGCTTTGATCTCGTAGTTCTGGTTTTGCAGGCCTTTTGTGTGCGGAAAGCTGACACTCTCTATGGCCAGACGCGTAATACCGAACAGCAGCAGAATATCATGCTCCACGTCGAGGTGACTGGCAGTATCGAACAGATTACGCAACTGCTGGACGCTCTCTTTCGGATATTCGTTTTCCGCGGCGATAAATATGCCTTGGATCGAAATTTCGTAGTCGCCCTGGCTCCATCGCTCCTTGACCGTTCCCGTTCCTTTGCCTTTGGCAGGAGTTCGTCGGATGATTTCGTTCTTGCCGCTGATCGACACCAGGGGTTCAAGCGGGAAAGTGAACCAGTTCAGAATCCCGTCAGTCGAACGCTTGAGCCGCAACGGCATGACGGATTTTATCGTTCCGACGGTTGTCATTTCCGACCGGATTTCGTCCGCATCGGCCGTCCGCACCCCGTCCGTGTCCCTGAGTAGGAAATACGGAGGCAGAGCTCCGAAGCCGCCGAGGGCCTGCGTCGTGCGGATGCGGAGCGGATCGCGCAAGCCATCCGATGAAACGATGACGTCAGGGGTCGCTTTCCCAATGTTGAAAAATACCTTGCCCATCCTATTGTGCCGTTGCGGCCATTTGCAATACCTGAATCAGTCTGTTCTCCAGATCGCGCTGCATGTCGTCGCGCGAACCCTCGTAGCCGCCCTCGAAAACCAGCTTATCGACCAGCGCCCCGAGTGAAATGTTGATCGTCGTGGATCGTTTGCCGCCCGTGGCGATGGCCGAAACGGCTCCCGCCCCGGCCGTACTGCCGGAGGTTCCGTTGCCTCTGCCCGGGGTATTCGCTGCCAGCTCGCCTCCCATGCCAGGCAGGGAGGGCGACGCGATCCCCAGCGAGGTTTTCAATTTCGCGGCGACGTCGCCCAGCGACCGTTCGGAATCCCACCGAAGGCGGATGCCGTCGAGCGACGCCCTGGCTTTGGCCGCATGGTCTGCGACCCGTTTCGCCCCTTCGATGATCGCCTGCTGGCGGTTCTCGATATCGGCGTTGATCCGGGCGATGGCGGCCTGGTTCTCGGCGCTGTCGCCCAGCCCCACGGCCTCCTTGAACTTGTACCATCCGAGTTTGATCTTGTCCAGGCCGATCATAAGGCCGTTTATCATCGTGCTGAAATAGAGCTTCACGCTCTCCACGAATCCCAGGAACGAATGTTTCATGAATCCAACCGTGCCGTCCCACAGCGTACCCCAGCCCTGCACCTTGTAGCAGACATAGCCGATTACGGCGATCAGTCCGATGACCGCGGCGATGATCCACGTCACGGGACACGCCAGCAGGGCAAGGTTCAACCCGTTCTGCGCTGCGGCCCATGCCCATTTCGCCGTGGTGACGATCCCCGCCCAGGCGGCCATCGCCTTGGACTGGAGCGTGACGAGGAACATGGACGTCGCCAGTATGCCGAGCGCTGTGCCCAATACCGCAACGACCGTCGCGTGCCGCTGCATGAACTCCGAGACCCATCCGATAGCTGCCCCCAAGGCGTCGATGCCTTTTCCAGCAAGTCCGACGATCCACTCCAGCGCGGTCATGGCGGGAATCACCAACGGCTCGATGATCCCGTAGAGGCGGAACAGCAGGTCGCCCGCCAGTCCGAGAAGCGTGGACCACTTGCCCGCGGCCGTCTGTCCCATCTTTTCGGTCATGCCGTGGAACTGGCCCCCGGCCTGCGTCGCCGAATAGAATGCTTGTGTCACCATCTCGGCCGAGATCTTGCCTTTCTCCATCTCCTCTTTCAACACGCCGATGGATTTTCCCGTCTTGCGGGAAATTTCCGACAGCGGATTGAATCCGGCATTGATCATCTGCAGCAGATCCTGCCCCATCAGCCGTCCCGACGCGGTCATCTGCGAGAAGGCCAGCGTCAATGAGTTCAATTTGTTCCGGTCACCCATTGCGATATCGCCCAGCGCCTTGATGTTGGGCATGATCCGATCCTGTGCAATGCCGAATGAAAGCATCATTTTCGCGGCATCCTGCAACTCGGCTGTCATGTAGGGTGTTACCATCCCGTATTGGCGAATCTCCTCCCGCAGCGCTTCCGATGCTTTCGTGTCACCGCGCAGCAGCACGTCGAAGGCGACCTGCACCTTTTCCCGTTCGAAACCTGTTTGCAGCGCCTTAAATCCCGCCATGCCCGCCATGACGATTGGATTGGTCAGCGTATTGGCGAACGGGATGCTGTTGAAGGCATCCGACAGCATAGTCTTGATCTTGCCGCCGTTCACCCGTTCGAGCTGGCGGATCTGTCGTTCGAGGGCCTTGACCTCGATGTTGGTACGACGTATGGCGTTGATGTTGCTGGCTGGAATCCACTCGCGCTCGGCACGTAGCGCATCGACACGCTCGCGGAGACTGCCCAGCGTGACACCGCATTTCTGCATGGTGTTGCTCGCACTGTTCACCCGCTGCTCGACCTTCGCCCAGACTTCCAACGCCCGGTTGTTGGTGATGTTGATCTTATTCAACTTCCCCGTGATCCAGTCGTTCAGAGAGAGCGTATATTCGACAACATTTGCCATTGTGTCCGTTTTTTCGTATCTTCGCTGCGTATGGTAGCAGGACTTATAGGTATTTGGTTCGTCGTCGCCGTGGTTTTCTATGTGTTGAAGGCTGCGCGGGCCGTGCTGCCGTGTATCCCGAAAGCGCTCGGCGTGTTGCTCTGCCTGCCTGCGATGCCCTTTGCCGTAGCGTATAAAAACCGTGAAACGCATCCGTGGCAGGCGCGGTGCATCGTCATCGGCTGGTCGCTGCTCTACCTGCTGCTCGCCTTCATTCTCTATATGGAAAATTAGAAAAGGTCCGGATCGCGGGGTTCTTTCCCCCGTACGTGACAACGGCGCGACTTGCGGAAAGTGACCCGCGGACGATGCCGGCGCGGCCCTCGGTGTTGTCCTTCGCACGGAAGTAAATCTCCCGACAGTCCGAACCTTGTGATTCCGGGCCTGCTATTTCTGCCGTGCGGCTTCCGCCTCCTGCTTGCGTATCCACTTCAGTTCGTTCACACGCATGGCCCATTCCCAGTCGGTGAGGCTATCGGGGTCGATATGGAGGTAATAGCGCAGCTGGGTATCCAGTTTCCGGACCCAGTCGCGGCCCTCCGCAGGATCGACCTCGGTAGCCTTTAAAGCTTTTCCAGCTCGGCCTCCGCGTAGGGTACGATCTTGTCGAGCACTCCCGACGCGCCCATGAACTTGTCATCGTCGCGGCGGATTGCCTCGCTACCGCCCAGCCAGCACCCGCGCAGCAGGGTTTCGTTGAACTTCAGCGGATCGTTCTTGCCTGCCGTCGTTGCGAACGAGAGTTCGCGGCGCGTGGGTTTGCGCAGGTAGCACACGTGGCCGTTTACCTTGATGGCGAATACCTCGCCGTGCTGTTCTTTCCAAGCGTTGATTTGGTCGGCTGTAACTTCGCCGATAAGGGTTTGTTTGTTCTCCATTTCGATTTTTTCGTTGTTTTGCCCGGCCGGAGCCGGATCGTTGTTCGTCTTCGTCTACTCTCTCCGTAAGAAGAGGAAAGGCAGCTTGAGGTCCTGGAACTTATCGCCCTGGTTGGTTTCGCGCGGATCCTCCGTGAACTGTACGCCTCGTAGCTTGTGGATCGTCGGGAGGTCGCCCTTCTCCGGGTCGCCGTAGGAAACCACTATGTCGAGCTGAATGTCGAGCAACGAGCCGCCCGATGCAATCTCCAGCGCCTCGACTTCGGATTGCGTGAGTCCGATTTCGCCGTCGTTCGAGATATTCCCGCTCTGAATAGCCAGCGCTTTGTTCCCTTTGCCATAAAGCGCCTCTTTCTCCTTCTTGGTCGTGTACTTGATCGAGCGGAAGCCCATCACGTCACGGCCGCCCATGTAGGCGGTGATATCCTCCCAGCCGTATTCTTTGCCATTGATCATTGTCCTGTCATTTTATGCGGTTTTGAACCCAAGCTCCACGTCGATATACTTTGCATATCCGTTGGGCTTGACGCGCAGCCCGATCTTTACCTGCGAAGTGGCCAGAATGTTCTGGTCGTAGTCGATCTTGCACTCCACGCCCGTATCGGACGAATCCGACGGATCGTTGCCCAAGTTGCCCTGTGCGGTCATCTGCGTCTCGATGGCCTGCTCGACGTCGGCTTCGACGGTCGAGCACCAGGCGGGAACCAGAGTGCCGGACTTCGAGACCGGAACCTCGTCGTTGAGCCACTCGACCAGCTGCGCGTAGGCGATGCGGTACGCCTTGTCGATGACGCGGCGGTTGGTCAGCGCGCGGTAGTCGTCCTCGGGCGTCGTGGCCAGGTTGTCGTCGGTGATGAAATACCCGGCCTTGCCGACGAACGTGCGGAAGGTGATATACCCCTTGTCGTTGATCGTCTCCAGGTCGGCCAGTTCAGCGGGCTCGGCCCCCACGTAGAAGGTCAGCGGCTGGAGCGCACCGTCGCGCACGCGGCTGATTTTCCGCTGGACGGCCGAGGC